TTAAATTACTTGAAGAAGAACCAGAATTAAATAAATATGATTTGAAGAATAATATGGGATATGCTACTATTAAACATAAAAAAGCAATAGAGACATATGGAATACATCATCTTCATAGAAAGACATTTAAAACATGTAAATTATCTATTATATAAAAAATGATTAAGATTTTTATATTATAAGTAATTATGACTTTAAGATTAGTTGATTTATTTGCTGGAACAGGAGCGTTTTCATATGTATCTCATAAAACTAATAAGATAGATACAGTATTTTCAAATGATATATTAGAAAGTTCAAAAGAAATTTATGATATTAATAATAATTGTAAATTATTTTTAAGCGATTTGAATGATGTTAAAACAGAAGAAATTCCAGAATTTGATATATTAACAGCAGGTTTTCCGTGTCAGCCTTTTTCCATAGCAGGAAAACAATTAGGATTTGAAGATAAAAGAAGTAATATATTTTGGAAGATAATTGAAATTATTGATTTTCATAAACCTAAAATTATAATTTTGGAAAATGTTAAAAATTTAATAACACATGATAAAAAAAATACATTCAAAATAATTATTAAAAGTCTTGAAGACTTAAATTATCATATTAAATTTCAAATAATAAATACTTGTGATTATTCTGTTATTCCACAAAATAGAGAAAGGATATATATTGTAGGTTTTAGTAATATTGAAAATTATAAAAAATTTGATTTTAATTTTCAAAAAATTAAAAATAATGATTTATCAAATTTTATCGAAAGTAATATACCTGAAAAATATTATTATAATTCTAAATCAAAAATTTATGATTGTCTTAAAGAAAATATTACAAATAATAATTCTATATATCAATATAGACGATATTATGTTAGAGAAAATAAAAAAGGAAGGTGTCCAACATTAACTGCTAATATGGGTTCTGGCGGTCATAATGTCCCTATAATATTAGATGAAAAAGGTATTAGAAAATTAACTCCGCGTGAATGTTTTAATCTCCAAGGATTTCCTGATGATTATAAATTACCAAAAATAAGTGATAATAAATTATATAGTTTGGCCGGTAATGCTGTTTCTATTCCGATAATATCATTAATTATTAATAAGATTTGTGAAACTATCTTCGAAAATTTTGATTGAATATTCTTTAATTTGTTCAAAGAAATTATTAAAATTGATATGTGGTCTTCTTTTATTTTTAATCTGGTCTCCAATAGTTTCAGTTTTATTAACTTTAATATTCATATAAATATCACTCGAATTTGATAAATTAATTTTCCATAATATTAATTTATCATCTGTCCAATTTCTCATATCTAAACAATATAATACATCAAAATTTTTACTTGGACTAAATTGCATCGGTCCATTTGATGTAAATGATTTAATTTCAGGATTAAAATTATTAGAATATAAATCGCCGGATATTTTCCATTTTTTATTTATAATTCCTTTTGACCAAATAATATTAGGTTCTTTTTCGTATTTTCTAATAATAAATTTAACAATATTTTCTGTTATATCTTCTGGTGGATTTTGATGTCTAATATTTATCCCTTGTTTTTTTAATTTCTCAACTTCTAAATAACTTTGTTTATATAATTTATATCTGTCATTTAATATTTCAATCGTATAATTATCTTTCAAATCTTCTTCAGGAATTATCATATTTTTTTAATCATTTGTATATATATAAATAAATCATTTTTTAAATTTATTATTTATTAAATAAATATGATAAATATATTTATTTTTAGGAGAGATTTTAGAATATTTGATAATACTTCTTTAAATTTGCTTAAAAAAACTTATCCAGATATGAAAATACTCCCAATTTTCATCTTTAATAAAAATCAAATTGAACCTTCTAAAAATCCTTATTTCTCTTATAATGCTTTTGAATTTATGTGTGATAGTCTCCTTGAAATTCCTTCTCTTAATTGTTATTTAACAACAGATGACCTTTTAATATTGAAAGAACTTCAATCAAAATTTGAAATTAATGCTATTTCCTTTAATCTCGATTTTACTCCATATGCTATTAAAAGAGATAAAATCATAATTGATTGGTGTAAATCTCAAAATATAAAAATCATAAGAGAGGAAGATTATACACTTCATAAAATAGGAACAATTGTTAAAGATGATGGTAAAATATATCAAAAATTTACTCCATTTTATAAAAAAGGAATATTAATAAAACCTTCATCTATTATTAATGAAAAATTTGAATTTATTAAAGATACTTCTGCTAAAATTAATCCATCTTCATTAATTAAAAAAAGAAATCCTGAAATAAAAGTTAAAGGAGGTCGCGAAAATGCCCTTAAAATTCTTAAAAATTTAAAAAATGGTGTTTTTGATAATTATGATGAAGATAGAGAATATCCTTATTTAGATAAAACTACGAAATTAAGTGCCTATATTAAATTTGGTTGTTTATCTATTCGCGAAATTTATTATTCCCTTCCTACTAATCACGGAATAATCCGTGAATTATTCTGGAAAGATTTCTATGCTAATATCTCCTATTTTTTTCCTGAAATATTTGGAAATAATTTTAATAAAAAATATTCTAAAATTAAATGGGATAATAATGAGGATTTATTTAATAAATGGAAAGAAGGAAAAACTGGTTTTCCTTTAATAGATGCTTCTATGCGTCAATTGAATAGAACAGGGTGGATGCACAATAGATGTAGAATGCTTGTTTCTTGTTTTTTAGCGAAGAATTTATATATAGATTGGAGAATTGGCGAAAGATATTTCGCATCGAAATTAGTTGATTATGACCCTTCTTCAAATAATGGAGGATGGCAATGGAGTTCTTCGACGGGAACTGATAGTCAGCCATATTTCCGCATATTTTCACCTACAATTCAAATGAAAAAATATGATAAAGATTGTCAATTTATAAAAAAATGGGTGGAAGAATTGAGAAATGTTGATAATAAAATTATTTTAAATTGGGAAAATAAACAATATCCTATAAATTATCCAAAACCTATTATTGATTTTAAAAAAACTTCTCAAAGATTTAAGAATTCGCTTTCCTCTTTATCTTATTAAGTTTATCTTGAATAACTTGTTCATAATGTTCCGCCGTCTTTATTGGGTCATTTCTAATCGTATAATAAATCCAATCTAATATATAAGAAAATATATTAGCAAATGTTAAAATACTTTCACTGAACATTTTATAAAACATATATATGATATAACATGTGATAAATATGAAGAATAGTTTTACAGCTGTTTTTAAGATATAAGAAAAATCAGGAATATATCCTTCTTCTTCGACAGGTGTATTTACTTCCTTATTTTTCTCCTTTTCCACCTTCTTCTTTTCATCATTAATTACCACACCACAATTCTTCTTTTCAGTAGTATCATCATTAGTTTTATCAGGACATTTATTTTTACAAAATAATTTACAATTAGGATTTTTATTACATTCATCATCTATACATATGATATCACATGATTGACATTTACCATCTTTATCAAGAATTTCACCAGATTTACAATCATTCACCTTTTCACAATCTTCTTCCGTATAAAATAAAAAATTATTTTGATATATATTTTTTATATCATTGATTTTATCAGCATCTATTTTAATTCCTATTAAATTACCTCTTTGAATTTCATCAATAAAATTCTTTAAATCCTTATATTTAATATATTCAATTTCAAAACCATCATCTATATTATTATTTCTAAAATTAACATATATATTCTTATCTGTTTCATCAAATTTTATATATGATGGTGATATTATATAACTATTATTATATGAATTTAATGCTTTCTTCGTCCTATTTATTAAATTCTTACTAAAATCCGTTTTGTTATCATAACAAATATTAATTGCTTTATATAAAATATTAGCTAATCTTTGCCTTTTCTTTCGTGTATTATTATTATCTACATAATTTTTTTTTAAACTCTCTGCTATTTTTATATCAACATTAGGAAATTTTTCTAAATATATATTTATTTCTAAATTATTTAATGTAGTATTAATATTAAAATCATTATCTGGTTCTTTTAATCTACTAATAAAATTTATATCAGTTTTAACATTATTTATAAAATTTCTATAATTATATGCTAAATAAGCAGTATGAATTAATATAATAGGATTTGATAAGATTTCATTTTTATCCATGCCCAATATCGAAATTAAATCATTTTCTTTAAAATTTGGGTGTTTATATGTTAAATTATTATAATCCAATGATAAATCGGGATTATCTAAATTATCATTATTAACAATAATATCTATAATATCTCTAATCTTTTCAGCAACCGGTTTAATAACATAATTATTTTCATCACTCAAATCATTACTTAAATTAACATCCGTATTTATATCAAAATATGATTTCTTTTGATTTAATTTATAAAAATATAGATGTTTATATAAAAAATTTAAACTCTTCTTATTATTTCCTATAAGATTTATTAATGATAATGGCGAATAATCTAATTTCTTCTCATATTTCCCTTCATAAGCAATCTCTTTTGGAATACATAAATGTTTTCCACTTGAACTTATAAAAGGAAGTTCTCCAATATCACAATTATTATAACAAATTTTAACATCTTCTTTTGAATATGAACCACTATCTTTAAGAATTCTATTTCCAAGATGATAATTAGGTGTAATTATCCAATCATACCATCTATCTTCGCAATATTTAGAATTCTGTATCTGTTTATATTTGAAATTTCCTTCTTCATCTTGTAAAACATTCCTATTTAATTTAATAGTCATATCATCCTTATCTTCGGTTATTTTCAATTCAGGAGGTAATTGTATAGAATTCGTATCAATAATACAATTACCATTCTTATATGTGAATAATGGATTACTTGTTTGGATAACACAATTTACATAATATTCCCCTATTTTATTCGTCTGTTCGCATAAATTCTTCTTACCTTCTTTACCATATTCAAAATTATAATTATTCTCACTATCTCTAAATATCGAATTTAAATCACCAGATATAAATTGTGATTGAAATAAATTAGAATTATTAATAGTATAAATTGGATTTGTTGAACCATTAGTTGTATATAAATAATTAATCGCCTTTTTACTACAAAATTCTATTGGTTTTATAAATAAATTATCATTACATTTTTCACCCATTTTTTATATCTATTATTTATCAACAAATGATTTTGGATATTTATATCCTCCATTTTCATATATAAACATATTATCTATCGTGTCTTTTTTATCTTCACTGAAAATATTCGCCTTGATTTTATTAAATCTAAATTCATTCTCTTTTCCTCCTGCTAATATAGGTAATTTATATGATACATGTAAATTCTTAATAGTATTTGTTTCATCTTCAAATCTACTATTATTAATATTATATACGAACATATTTTTATCACCAACTTCACTTGGAATTATAATACCCTTATCAATTGAATATAAACTTTTAACATTATCAGGTAATTTATTAAAATCATTATTTTCAGAATTTTCTTTAAAGGATAATTTAATATTCTTTGGTTTTAAAGTAGTATAAGTATTATCATTATCATTTTCTTTTTTTATATGAAATATTCCATCACTTCTTCCTGATGTTATAACACCTCTTGGAGTTCCTGTAATTTCATATATATCATTACCAACAAATGAATTAACTTTATTTTTGAAAAAATTAAATTGATATTTATATTTTTCTGGAACTAAATTAAAAAATGAAGTACTAATACTTCCAAAAATACTTGGTGTATTTGTTTTTATTAAAAATGATGAATAATCTTTGTCAGTTGATATCATATCATTTAACTCATCCTTTTTATTAATAAAAAAACCATTCACTGTAAAAAATAACAAAAGTATTAATATTATTAAGATAATTGTTTTTATTATTACCCCTTGACCTATATTAAATGATTTAAGAAGTCCTGTTAATATATCGCTTAAAACTACATAACATTTCCAGAAAACATTACCAACTATAATACCTATTTTTATAAACAAATTAGTTAAATATCCAAGAAAACTACCAGTATTTTTAATAAAATTTTGGTAATTTTTATCTCTTCTTTTTTTCAATTCAATTGTATTCTTTTCTCGTTGTATTCGTCGCTCCTCTTCCGTATATTCTCTCTCTCTATTCTCTTTCGCATATTTAACATTAAGACTTGCTTCATTTAAATCATCCTCATATTTCTTAATCAAATCATCTTTTTTACCCTTGCGAACATTATATTCAATATCATCGGCAATATATACCCCTTTTTTATTAATATTCTTGATTATAGGTATTTTTTCTAAAATACTTTCGCCTCCTTTTGTAGTTTTTTTTACCATAATTTTTCTATTTATTATAAATAAATGAAATTTAATCTCTTATTTGTAATTATTATTCTCATTTATATCTGTTGTTATTTTATTTTCCCACCTGAAATTTTCATCCTACAATCAAATTTAAGTGATTTCAATTTTTCATCTTTAATAACAAGGCAACCCATTGTTCTTAATGATTTTCTTCAAGAACCTGAAAAATTAATAGACCTATGGTTTAATTATAATTTTAAATATCTCATAAAACCCAATGAAGATACATGGTTCCATAATAAAAATAAATATCTTTTCATAAATGCCTCAGCAGATACCGAAATTATCATTTATAAAGCAACGGTATTCTCATATATACCCGATGAGAATGATAAAATAATAGTTATTAAATTACAAAAATCACAATCTCTAATTATCCCATATCGTTGGAATTATTATTTAAATCCTAATGATGTTTCTATTTGGGGTATAAATGATTTAATTACTTCTTTCCTCGTTTTTTAACAGTTTTCAAATCTCCCTTCAAATCATTCTCATAATCTTCCATAATTTCCTTCTTATAATTAATCCATTCTTTTAATAATACTGTCAATTCATCCTCCCAAATTTGAATAATAGATGTCTTCTCCAATTCTTTAATATCCTTCTCTAATGTCGCCACTTCTTTTTCCAAACTCTCTTTTTTATCCGCGGTCAATTGTGAAATAGGCAATTGTAAGAGATAATTATAACTATTTTCATATCTATCATATCCTCTTTCTTCTAACTTATTCTCAATTTCTTTCAACTTCTTATTCATAATCAAGATATTACCTTCGATTACATCTAATATAAATCTAATCTTATTTGAAATTACTAAGAATTCATCTCGCATCTTCGTCAATTGTTTTTCCTTTCTCGTATGATATTTATAAATACGAACTTTAAACCATTCAACCAATATCTCACTAATATTCTCATACCTCTTAATATTCCCTTTTTGTGTAAATAAATGAAGATTATTTAAACTAAGATTTTTACTTGAACTCAAATTAAATTCATTAATAATCTTCTCCTTATCTTCGCTCTCAACAACTTTAAGAATAAATTTAACATTCTTCGCTGTATAATGACTTTCGAATGATTTTAGATATTGATTATTCTTCGTAATCAAATCTTCCAAATATTCCTTATAATTTTCCGTCCATGTTCCAATAGGAAGCTCTGTAATTTCTAATGTAGTATCATCAATCCATTTATAAATCCCTTTTGATACATATGAACCCTTCTCATTCTTAACAATTGTTCCCTTAAAACCTAAATAGAATGGTTCGATTTCTCTAATATCATCATAATCAATTAATTCAATCGCTTTATCAATATCATCAATTGTTAATACATCACCTATAATTAACTTAATTTTCTCAATATTTTCAAGATAAATATTAATGATATCTTCCGGATTAAATTGAGGAATATTTGTAGAATATCCAGTTCCAATTCCAATCGCTCCATTAACTAATATCATTGGAATAATCGGTAAATAATATTCTGGTTCAATGCTCAAACCATCTTCATCCAAATAATTAAGAATTTCATTATCTTCTTCCTTGAATATTAATCTCGTTAAATTTGTAATAAGTGTGTAAATATATCTTGATGATGAAGCATCTTGACCTCCTTGAAGTCTTGTTCCAAATTGTCCATTAGGTTTCAATAGATTGATATTATTTGTCCCTACGAAAATTTGCGCCATTCCAATAATTGCCTCTTGTAATGAATTTTCTCCATGATGATAAGCCGTAACTTCACTGACATTTCCAGCAAGTTGCGCAACTTTAATTTCATTCGTATATAACTTTCGCTTAAAACATGCGTAGAGAATTTTTCGTGTGCTTTCTTTAAGACCGTCCATGATATTAGGAATAGACCTTTCCAAATTTCTATTGCTGAAATGAATGAGGTCTTTATTTATAAATGTCTCATAATTAACAACTTCTTCTTTATAATCAAGAACATCTGTTTTATCATAATTTGCTAACCATTCTTTTCTATCATCCGCTCGTTTCTTATTAAAAGCAAGATTAATATATTCATTTGAATTTTCTGTATATTTATATGTAATCTTCTTCATATTCTTAAAATATTCCTTGGCTTCTTCATCCGTAGATGTTCCAAGTCCCT